GATAAAAACCTTTTTATATTTTATACTCTAGCGTATGTCAACGATATTGTTAGAAGACACAGTGGTAGTTCGCTGCCAGGATAGCATAACATCATACAATCTTGATGAGTATGTACGGTGGTTATGTTTACTTGAAGCTATCTGTCATATAGATATTAAAGCAAAAGAAGTAGAAATCAATTTAGATGATGAAGACTGGGTGAAACCTCTTGCATTTAAAGAGTATATTAAGGAACGATTTATCTCAATGAAATATGATGTAGTAGCGAAGCTCGGAGGAGACATTAGCAAAATTAAAGTACCTTCTTAGATGATCTCGTCACCGCTCCACTCTTTAGTGACGATTTTTAAGAAAAAGGCTATCAATACCCACCATAAGCTCCATCAAAATTAGTAGTTTGTGTATAATCGAAAACTTTTGTTTTAAATTCTACATCAACATCATAACCATAGTTCTTAGCAGCACCAGATACACTACATAACGAAGTAGTAATAGTATCGTCATATACCTGCTGGTTTACAGTTTCAGCACCACTCAACCCAGGTTCGAAGGAATATTCAAAACGTTTCGCTTTGAGTAACCAAGTATAGTGCCCAGCTAATGGATTTATTTGAGCGATATCTTGATCAAGCCTTTGAGTAATTTCGTAAAAGTTTCCCGCTCTACCACCTATTCTATCAGATCCATATTCCTTCATCTGAAATACATCACCAGATTTTGGTTCAGCCCCGAATCCAAAAACAGCATAAAAAGCACTGAAAGATACAAACGCAGTTATTTCATCATCAGAAACTAAACCATACTTACTCAGCATTAAAGCATTTTCCTGTAAATTGATACCCATGATAAGATCTTTAGGTAGGGAATATGCTTGAATAGTATGTTCTCCATACAAATTATCTGCAGAGAGTGTGTTATAATTATGAACGTAATAACCTACTTTTTGACCATATAGATTGATTTGCTCTATGAAGTAATTACCATATATTTGTCGCTCGCAAGTATTATTATCCTTATCTGTGAACCTAAAACAAGAGTTATTAGGTGTTACATTTGGATAAATGCTAGGTACTGGGTTACCTGTATACGGGCTGCTCATATTACTTCGTTAGAATAAATTTTCCAATTTCAGGCTTAAACACTATTTTGATACCTGTATTGCCTAATTTAACTGGTATCTTACAAGATGGAGCAAACTTAAAACCTGCTTTTCTCAACTCTTTAAAATCTCTCTGGTTAAGAACTTCATATCGTGAAGTGCCTAACTTCACATTTTGGTATTTTTTATTTTCAAACTTAGTTTGATGTACTTTCGGTACAAATCTACCAGGGTGTTTTTTTGTCACACGACTTAACGGGCGCATATGGCGCCTAGTATCTGTTCCAAAAAATTTTTTAAAGCTGTCCACGCAATTATTTAATAAAAAAGCCTCAGTGTTTATATAAACACTGAGGCTTCAATAAACCGCAGATTTGCTATTGTTAAGTACCAACTTGATAACCGACTTTACCAGCTACCGCACCCTTAACCTTATTATCTTTACCAGTGAGACCCTTGTTCATCTTCTCTGGGTTAACTAACGGGTGGACACCCGTCTCTTCGGTACCTACTGTATCAGTAACTTTTGCGTCTGCTTTACCTTTAGCAGGCTTAGACGCAACACCAGAAACTACGTTTGCCTTGCCCGTATTCTTCGTCATACCTTTACCCTTACTATCTGGAAGAGCTTCGAGGTGTGTCGCTTCTCCAGCAACTTCACCAGGGTCACCTTCGCCACCTTCAGGTTCTAATCCTCCACCGCCAAGATCCATCTCTTCACACTTACGAGCTAGAACTTCGAGCGCACCTTGAATATGTTCAATGATCTCACATGGAGACGCATTTTCTAACTCTGACATTTCTTCTTGTGCACCATCTACATCTGCATCAAGTTCACCTGTACCCTCACGCTCAGCATCAATACCGACTTCGGGTTCGGCTGTAATATTATCTATTTCATCAGCGCCAGGGGCTTCTAAATGAAGGCGATCGTTTAAAACGTCTGAAATTAATTTATCGAAGTTCTTACTCATGTGATTATTTATCCTACCGTTCTGTGTTTTTTCTGAAGACATTGAAAATTTTGCAGGCGCCTTAGCTGGTTTTTTAACTCCCTCTGCAGCATCAGGGCCAGACTTCTTACCAATGAAGGGATGCTTCTTAACCTTTGCTTTACCGGCCATCTCAAATGTACCCTTACCAGGAAACTTTTGAGTCTTTTCTGTAATTATTTTGTCGAGTACTTTACCATAAAGTTGACCGATCTCGATCAAATAGTCGCCTTGCATGTCTTTCATCCTAAGTATTTATATGCCGAGCATACAAGATAATCATTTTTACCTTGGAAAAACAAGTTTACCAACTCCAGAAGCTACTTTTAACTATAAAGATCATCCAGAATGGGTAATAGATTTAGAGAAATGCAGAAAGAATATCTTGTATTTTGCAGAAAATTTCTTCTATATCGTTAATCTAGATGAAGGGCGCCAAAAAATTAAACTTCGACCTTATCAGAGAAGAATTCTAAGATCATTGAGAGATAATAGATTTCTTATCATGATGGCTAGTAGACAGAGTTCAAAAACAACCTTAATGACAATTTATGCTCTCTGGGTTGTCTGTTTTTATGAAGATCAACGCGTTCTGATTGTAGCTAATAAAGAGGCAACCGCTATTCAAATATTCAAGCGTATTCGTATCGCTTACGAACAGCTGCCTAACTATCTAAAACCAGGTACCATAGAATATGGTAAGACATCTCTTGCTCTAGGAAATGGTTCAAGCATTGGTATTTCTACTACAAGCAGCGATGCTGGTCGCGGTGAATCTGTTAACTGTGTTATTATTGATGAAATGGCTCACATTGAAGATAATATGATGCAAGAATTCTGGGATTCTGTTTATCCAATTATATCATCTTCTCAAAAATCAAAAATCTTTGTCGCTTCAACACCTAAAGGAACTGGTAACATGTTTCATACACTATATGAAGGTGCAGTAAAAGGTGAAAATGGGTGGCACCCTGAACGTGTAGATTGGTGGGAGGTACCAGGTCGAGATGAAAAATGGAAGAAACAAACTATCATGACAATTGGTAGCGAAGAAGCTTTCAACCAAGAATTTGGTTGTCAATTCTTACAATCAGGTGAAAGTGCTGTGGGTGAAGAGTTATACAAAAAACTTAAACTCGATATCATTGAACCCAAATACGTTTTTGAAGATGGTAAATATATTATGTGGGATACATACAAGCAGGATCACCTATATTCTATTGGTATTGATGTGAGTGAAGGTGTTGGAGAAAATGCTAGCTCGGTTCAAGTTCTAGATATTACAGATCTCTCTGATATACAACAAGTCGCTACGTACACAAATAATAACATTAATCCAATCATGTTTATTCCAAAATGTCTTGAAATTTTCAAACATTGGGGAAGCCCACCAGTATTAATTGAAAGAAACAATTGCGGTGCTCAGGTTGTAGATCAATTAAGAGTAACATTAGGATATTCTAACATCGTAAATTACGGTCCAGGTGTCGCAGGTGCCTCCTACAATAAAAACGGTGTTATGTCACATACTAATACCAAATATAAAGGCGTCATGAATATGCGATATTATGTGAATGAATTGATATGTGTACGTATTCGTGATAATAACACTCTCGCAGAACTTAAGAATTTTATACGTCACTCTAACGGTACTTGGTCAGCTCGAGCAGATAGTTTAGATGACAGGGTGATGAGTTTAATCTGGGCACTAATGATTCTTGATGTTGATATTGTTGAAAAACACTTTGACGTAGTCACCGCAGATGCAAATCGTAGACCTCTTAAGTTAGCTTCTCTCGATTACGGTATTCGACAATTTGTTGATCCACTAACCGCTTTAACAAATCTCAAAGGAAGCCCTGAAGGTGATTATATGCCGACAATTATTGACCCGTGGGTAAATGGAGAAGATGAATTAGAGCAGATGAAACGAGATGGCTGGAAATCCCTAAATACTTTATATGTCTAATTATACTCAAGCACCTCTAAACAAGCAACGCAAAGACAAGTACTTGATGGTGATACCTGTTCCTAAGGGATTGCGTGATATTGCATCACGCAATATTGAGTCTAGATCAAATGATGTAATTATTCCACCAACATTATCGATGTCTATTTATGGTAGTATCGCTCCAGATGTATCGGTACCTTCTGTGCAGACAAGATATAGTGGTCAGACCTATAATGTATCTTCCCATGCAAGAGACCCATATGCACCTCAAATGGTAAATTTTACAATTGATAACAGATTTAACAATTATTGGGTCATCTATAAGTGGTTGAATATCTTAAACGACCACAAACTCAGTGAGTTTGATGCTGACAATATCACTAATCTTGAACATCGAAATCAGATCGCTGCTCAATTTTACATGACAGATATTTCTATCTTTGCTTTAGACGAATATAATAAGCGTGTTGTCGAATTTAAATATACCAAAGCATTTCCGACAAAATTAGGTGGTATAAATTTTAACGACAGAGATGCAACAGAAGTTGAATCAATTCTCGAATTCGCCTACAGTCAATTCTTTGTAAGTCTTGTTGAGAACGTGGAAAGTTTATGAAATACCTAAAAAGTTTTCTGAAAACGCATAAATAATTCGTAGATATTATGGCAACAAATCGTCGAATTGATTCACCTGGTGTTCAGATTAGCGAAGTCGATCTTTCATTAAGACCTGTACAGAATACCGCGACTAACATCCTCATCCCTGGGTTCTCGCAGAAGGGGCCTATTAATGATGTAATTCAGGTCGCTAGTGTATCAGAATTTCAGCAAATCTATGGTTTGCCTACTAACGGTGCAGAAAGGTATTTTTACAGCACCGTAAATGCTGCTTTACAAAGTCCAGGTAATATCTTAGTTTCTCGTCTGCCTTATGGTACAAGCACTGCACTCACTGCAACTGATCAAGTAGGTGTTCTCGCATACCCGGCAATCTTTGTCGATACTATGTCAACACAGGGGACGGTAATGACAGCGCAGTCTGCTCAAACGTTTTTACAAACTAATGGAACTTACATGCTTGGAGCTCCTCACCACTATACAATTTCCAAGCAGCAATTTACTGATTTAAAAAGTGGTAGCCTGTTCACGTTTATGTCTGCGGTATGTGCGAATGCACTAACTCCAGATGTTAGTACGCTTGGATATGCTGCGTTAATTATAGCTAACCAGTCGCAATCAACTATTAACAACGTATATGAGGGGTATTATGTTGGTATCGCAGATAATACTAACCTGAACCCACAATGTAATTTTGATACTATCAACTATGTCACAACTGTAAGAAGTGCAACAGCGTTTATCGACCCACTGATTACACCAGGGTATCAAGTTATCCCACCCTCACGTCTCGGATTTACTCTCTCCGCAACATCGACTGGTGGATTTGACAATAGCTTGTCTGAAGTTCTCGAGAGCAGCGTTCCTAGTTTCGATATTTACTCCGGTCGCGAATATGATGATACTCTAGTCGTTGGCTTGTTTAAGTTGAATCAATCTGTCTTCTCTAATAATAGCATTGAACTAGCGTTTTCATTAACCGAAGGGTATATTGGTTCGCTTGATCGAAATCGCCAGATTAATAGTACTAATGGTGGACCTGCGCAGAGCTTTTTCCTCGAGACTGTGGTAAATAACCAAAGTTCCAACCTGGTAGTTAAAGTTAACCCTTATCTATCTCGTGTACTCGGTGGTTCAACATATCTGTCGATCTCTGGAACACCAGCTGTTAAAATTCGTGCAACTAATCCAACTTTGAATAACAGTGTATTATTCAGCGGTGCTAGTAACAGCACTAACCGTACAAACTTTATTGGATTTGATAATACAACGATGGTAACCTATCTTAACCAAATTCTTGGTACAAATGATGCTGTTTATCCTCTCGGTGCATTCTATGCTTCAGATAATACATTAAAAACAATTGGTAACGTTCCTGCTAAGCTCGGTGTTATTCTCGATACCCTGCTTAACACAGACGTATACCAAATTAACGTAATGTGTGAAGGTGGTCTCGGAACAGTATTTGCTTGTGCAAACAATAATACCTCATCAAATATTTTCGATGATTATAGATATGTCGATACCTCAGCATTATCTGCATACAACGGTTACCCAGTCGCATCAAATCTAGTTTCTGATTATCAGGGAGTTGTAAACGAGATGCGAAGTTTCATTGAAAATCCAGCTCGTAAAGATCTTATTGGTATTATTGATCCGCTAACACCTATCTTGGTACAATCAAATTCAGTCAAGACCATTACAAAAGATAATGTAAACTTCACACAAAATATTTTGTGGCCGTTGAAAAATCTGTATGCTGGATTTAATACGAGCTATCTCTGCGTATTCCCGCAAGTTGTTAGAATAACAGATGAAAGCACTGGTAATCCAATTTGGGTTCCATTCTCTGGTTATGCTGCAGCAATATTTGCAAATACTGATAGCTACTATACACCGTGGTCTGCTCCAGCAGGTTTTACCCGCGGTGTAGTTCCAGGTATCACAGATATTGCATACTACCCACGCCAAAAAGAACGTGACCAGTTGTATAAGTCTAATTTCAACCCAGTCACATTCTTCGCATCGGATGGGTTTATCATTTACGGTCAGAAGACAATGCTAACACGTCCAAGTGCGTTTGATCGTATTAACGTTCGTCGCCTGTTCCTCAATCTCGAGATTGCAACTCGCGAAACGCTCAAATACTTCGTATTTGAACCAAATACACTATTTACTCGTACCCAGATTATTAATACATTGACACCTCTATATGAGAATGCAAAGAATACAGATGGTGTTTACGATTACTTGATTATCTGCGATGAGCGTAACAACACACCTGCTGTGATTGATGACAATACATTGATTGTTGACATTTATCTCAAACCGGTAAGAACAGCTGAGTTTATCCTTGCTAACTTCTATGCAACAAGCACCGGGGTCAGTTTCCAGGAAATAACAGGCTAATATAAATACTTTTATGGCTGATGTAAAACAATTAATAACAGATTTTTATAGAGTAGCTGCGGCGCGTGATTTCGCACGTGATATCAACTTTCGCCTGCTTTCTATAAACACTGGTGGTACTTCAACTGTTACTTTTAATGAAGACGACTTAGTCTACATCAAGGCAGCAACTTTACCAGGTAGAGCAATCACTAACGTGCAGGTACCTTATATGGGACTGAAGTTTAATATTCCTGGCACTGCCAATTATCCTGGTAGCGATGGATATGAACTAAAGTTCTTCTGCGATGCTAACTCTCAACTCAGACAAAAGTTTGAACAGTGGTCGTTAGATATTTTCAACGATGCAACTAGTACAGGTAACTATTTCACACCTCGACAAACATCAACTATTGATATGGTTCAACTCGACAAGCAAAATAATCGAATTGCGCAATATCAATTAATTGGTGTCGCGGTAAATGATGTAGGTGCTCTTTCATATAATATGTCAGAGGGTACTGGTTCTACTGTTGAATTTACTGCAAAGATTACTTACCACTATTGGAGAAAGAAGTAACAAGAGTTCATAATACTACCTAAGTATTTGCATGAACGACCCGTTCTCTAGTGCGCTTGCATCTATAGGTAGTAATTTAGCTGGTATCGGCACCGGTGAAAATCCTCTCTTTGCACCCTCTGTTGCTAATATCTTTGGATTTAACATTCAAGGTATTCCTCTAATAAGTGCTCGAAATTTCTTTCTAGTTCAGATGGAGACGTGGGTAACTTCTATACCGCTGCAAACTCAATGGATTGTCTTAATTAATAATTACCCCAAATGCATTAATACAAGCATTCTACAAAACCTGGAACGCGTTGATGGTGGTAAAAAGGGATTTGATATCAACAGAGCAAAAAGTATTCTAACAGCATTCCCTCTACAAAAAATTACAGGTTGTATTTTTGCGCAAGGATTTAACATCCCACCAGATAGCTTCGCAGTATCTTATCCAAAAATAGAAAATTCACGAGGATTCTTATCGGCACCTATCGCAGAAGTTAGAACAGATCCCGGTACTCTCACTCTCGATTTTCTTGAAACCAACCTTTCCTTTACAGATTTTATTATTAGACCGTGGGTTATTGCTGGTTCACACTTTGGATTTGTCGCTCGCAATCCTCGAGATAGTTCAGAATCTATCAAAAATGTTAAAACAACTGTAACTGTTTTACAATATACTCGAACATTTCAAAACATTTCAATGATTCCTCGCAAGATTTGGCATTTTTATAATTGTGCACCGATAGGTATTGGTGACCGACAAGGGACTTATGACCCTGGTGCTGAATCATTCTCTCCCGGTCGTGCATACTTCTCTACAAGTTGGGTTTACTCTCACTATACAGTTGAGAACAACCTATACCTACCTTTAACCAGTATAATAAACCGACTGGCAAATGGTATTGTACCAATAATATCTCCGCTACAGTCAGGTGGTGGTGGATTCCCTGGTGGTATCAATCCAGCTGGTTTATTTTAATCTTCAGACTCCCCACCCTCTTCAGATTCTTCAGGTATTTCAGATACTTCCTCACCACTAATATCTTCTCCTCCAGAATCAAGACTCACAGATTCAGAACTCTCTTCTGCTACTGTATCCAATCCGTTATCATCAAAATCAAAATTCACCTCTACATTTTCACTTACATCTTCATTAACATTAAACACGGATTCATCTATAGATAGACTTTCAAGGGCTGAAATTAACGAATCTGCATTATTTGTTGACGCCGGCATATATGACTATTTATGGACTTGTTTGCATTGTTAATTAACTATTAGCATGACATTCTATAGTGAAATAATGTTACCTGAATCTAGAGAATTATGTCGTGTTCAACAAGTTTCATTTAAAACATATTACGAACTTAACAAATTTATTCAAAATGATGTAGATAATCACATTGAAGAAGCACTCTTAAATATTCTCACCACCTATACAAATAAAGCTACCTTTACATCATTAGATGCCTATGTAACTCTTTTGTTTATGCGAACAATCTCAATAGGATCAGCATTAAAATTAGCAACATCAAATGTAATTTATAAAGTTGATTTACTGTCTATGTTACAAAAATTTTCCTCTCTCGTATTACCCGATGCGCATTTTACATTCAACGACAAACTTATCACCATTAAAACACCCAGCAATAAACTATTTGATTTTCAATTTGAAGATTATCTATATTCAATAACTGCAGACAGTGAGATGATAGTTCTATCTCCACAGCAAAAGCAACAACTGTATAATGAGCTACCTGCTACTATAGTTTCAACCATTAAAGAATATGAAAGATGCGTAGAAGAAGTTATAAACAAGATCTCTATTATGTTAGTTACAGACACAGTTATATGTAGCTTTACACAGAATACTATGTTTGAATTTGTTAAGTTACTGTATAAAGATAACTTGATATCATGTCAGAGAAAACTAATATCAATAGTGAGTTATTTTAATGTAGATATCAACTACTTGAACACTCTACCACCTGCAGAGCTAGAAATCTTGTTAGGTATTATTGCAGAACAAGAAGATAAGGATACAAGTAAGAGTTTACCAAGTATTACACCGACTTCAATAGCATCTTGATATTGTAGAGATTACAATAAATACGGATATGAGTGATTTTAATCAACTACTAGATGCAGTAAAAGGAGCAAGCATTAGTCAACCCGTTAGTATCTATGTACCTTCAATCAATAAGAATTTATTGTTTAAGCCTCTAACAGCTAAACAGCAAAAAGATCTAATTAAGACAGCTGCTGATAAAAATTTGAGTGCGATTTCTTTTCTTGACGCCATTAACACTACAATAGCTAACGCAAATATAATACCTGACTCGATTCTAGTTTCAGATCGCATCTATGTTATTGTAATGCTTAGAGCTCTAACTATGTCAGCTACCTACAAGTATAAAAACACCACTTATGATTTAAAAGCTCTCAATAACAATAAAATTCCTTTCCCGGAAAATCTTAAAACAACAGCTATTGTATCACCAGAACTTAGTATTACTTGTCGAATACCTACCTTAAAAATTGACTCAATGTATAATGCTGCTATCTTTAAAAACAACACTGAGAAGAAAAGTGCTTCAGATACCTTAGGCGATCTCTTCATATATGAAGTTTTAAAGTATATTGAAAAAATAGAGAGCCCTATATCTGCTATCAATGTAACTCTATCTGATTTATCTATTTTACAGCAGTATCAGCTTTTAGAACACATACCATCAATTTACTACAATCAAATCGTAGATTATATTGACAAAATTAACAATGCTAGCAAAGAATTGTTTAAAATTGGTGATGAATATATAGATATTGACTTAGATCAGAGCTTCTTTACAGTTTAAGATCAAAGCGGGATCTTAAATATTTGAAATGGCTGCTGCTCAAGATATTAACTTACGGCTTGACAAAATAATTAAGCTTTTAGACAGTATAGTACTCCCCAAAGGAACTAAACCACAGGGAACAGCAGCTTCTCTGCGCATCACTGATATTAATCCTATAATCGGTAAAGTTAATGCATTAACTTCTGAAACAAGTAAGAAATCTGAGACTCCACGTGAAGTACTTCAACGTGATACTTCAGTAATAGTTAATGAATATTCTAGTAATGTTAAAAAATTCTGGAACGACTTATTTAAAAAATATTTTGTAAAAGAAGAAGTTAAAAAGGAACCTGAAAAGAAAAAAAGTAGTTTTCTTGAAACCTTACTGACACTGCTCGGTGTCGCATTATTTGTAGTATATGAACTCTTTGCAAACAAAATTATACCATTTATAAAGAAAATTTGGAACGCAATAGAAGATCTTTGGTTACTCTTCAAAGATGGTACTATCTTAAAATGGCTTAAAAACATTAAAAATACTTTACAAGAAGCATGGTTAGCTATTAAAGAGAGTAACCTCGGTAAGTTTTTCGAAAAAATTGGAAGAGCTATTAGAGAATTTTTTCGACGTCTTAAATTAGGAGTAATTAAAAGCTTACGCAAAAGCAAAGTAGGTAGATTCATATTACGAACAATTCGCGCAATCAATCGCACTTTTTCAAATATTGGAAAAAGTGTGATGCGAGTATTGCAAAAAATAAAAGTTAGCAAAATAGGAATAATAGTAGGTAAAATTTTCAGAGGTATAGGTCGAGTGTTCAGAATATTGGGTAGCGGTATTAGTAGAGGTATCAAGATTGGAGCAAGAATCATCAAACCCATTTTACGTGTATTGCGCTTTATAGGAAGAGCTTTTGGCTTTATAGGTAAAATTCTCTGTAAATTATTACCAGGTATTAAAGTTTTTGGCAAAATAGCAGGTAGATTGTTCTTACCATTAGCTATTTTATTAGCTGCTTTTGATATATTTAGCGGTATCTTTACAACTGTACAAAAAGAAGGCTTATCCTTCACTTCAACTCTTAAAGGATTCGCTGTTGGGTTGATTAGGCTGTTTACTTTAGGTTTTGTTGATAGCGATAAAATACTAAACAAGTTTAACGAAGCTATCGAAAAGCTTGGCAATTTCTTTTCCTGGTTGTATGAATGTATAACAAACATTCCTATCCATGCAAAAAATCTATTAAGAAAACTTCCGGGGATGAAAGCTCTTCTCGGGGAAGCAGAAACAACTGCTGAGGGGCAATATTCAGCTGCTACAAAAGCGCTGACACAAGAAGAAATACTTAAAAATAGAGAAAAAGTAGACAAGCGTATGGGTCGCGTCTCTCCTGAAAAACAACAAGCACAGGACTTCATAAGCAGACCAGGACAACCAGTAGTTAACTTCTCTGATAAAGATACCCTAATTGGTGCAAAATCAGGTGGCCCACTTGAAAAAGCGATGTTTAGTTCTATGGAACTAAATAAGAAATTCACTCAAATGACAGGCGCAGCTTATACTAAACAAGAAGAGCTCTTAACACAAAGTGTAGAGTTACTTGAACAAATCTTAAGTGCTTTAGGTATTAATAAAGATAACAGAGCAACTGTAATAGTTAACAACACTACTAGGCGGAATAACTTTACAATGGGTGCGATCGCCGCTCCAACTGAGTATAGAAGCGGTGTTTCATCATAAGTATTTGTATGCCAAACTATCTTTGGACATTTGATAAGACCGATACCACAGCAGGGCGAAACTCTGCTAACAATTCTGGTCCTCTAGTTCCTAAGCTAGTATCCAGTAACAGTAACTCCACGTTTACAGCTCCTGTTGATGTAGTAAATGATTTCTTTTGGACAAACTCTAAACTCGGCAATGCTGGTGGTCGTCAAGAGGTACCTACGCTTATATTAAAAGAGCGTACTGTTAAAACAAATTCTTTCATCGCACAAGCTCTCTATTCAACCGGTGCTGGTGTTGATTCGATTAAGAATCTCTCCAATTTATTAACAGGTAATACAAACGGAGATAAATCTCTTACACAGATTGCTGATTTAATTCAGAATGTCGTCGGAGCTGGTAATGTATCAACAACTAGTACAACCTTACAAACTAAAACAAGTAATACAGATATAATTAAGCAACGAACAGAGACTGTATTTAACCAAGTTCTTAAAGGAGCTCAAGCTGCATCAGATGATCCTGGATTTCTTATAGACTCATGGTTAGCACCCTATAAAGGACTGTACTTCACCCAACCTAGTGGCTGGGTATTTTATCTGCCATTCTTTTCTAATAAATATCAAGCGTCGACAAACGCTTGGAATGATAATTCAGGAGATTCTGGATCGGGTAAACTTCTAAGAGGTATTACAAATCTCGATACTGAACTCTCTAGGCTTCTTGGTGATCTTGAATCATCTGGAACAGGTAACTTCGGAACTTATCAAGAAAAATCTAAGTTCTTTCAATTCTCAAAAGATGGAGATAGTATCTCAGTCTCATTCCCACTAATCAACGCAGGTTCAGCTATCTATGATGATGTATTGAGAAATTGGCAATTTATTTACCTGCTCTTATACAACAATCGCCCAGAGCGTGTTAACCGCAACTTGCTAACACCACCACCAATTTATGAAGCAGAAATACCAGGTGTGAGGTATATGCCGCTCTCATACATGTCAAATATTGATATTGCATATGTGGGTTCTAGAAGAACGATGAAAATTAACATCCCAACTGGTGGAGTAATTAACAACTTTAGTGGTAATAACATCACTACTTTTTCAACTATCATACCAGAAGCTTATCAAGTTAGCATTACTTTAACTTCACTTGTATCTGAGTCTAAAAATTTCATGTATGCGGTTGCCGCTCGACCAAATAACATTATTGTTTCCTCAAAGTCGGCTAGTATAATAAATACAGCAGCAACCCAGATTAATAAATTATACGGAGGGCCAATAGCCAATGGAGCGGTTGCTGGTTAACTAATATGACTGATCTAGGCACTTATCAAAACGACATTAGCAATCTAGTTACATTGAACAACTTGAGATATGAAAACATATTCAAATTGTATCAGAATTCAAACGGGCAACTCTTCTACAATATTTTAAACACAATTGTGTTTGATAATATTTTTGATACAGCTCTTTTTACTGAAGTTGTTATTAGTGAAAAAATGCCGTGGACAGTATTAAGCTATAATGCATACAATACAATTGATTTGTGGTGGTTAATAGTACTCGTCAATGGTATTCGCAATCCGTTTGAGTTACCAGCTAATAACAAAATCAAAATTTTAAAACCACAGTATGTAAGTACAGTGATAGCTCAGCTTACTCAACTAATTACATGAACCCTGGTATAAATCAGAACGACAATATATCAAATGTCGTAATTAACAAGACAGAATACTCTTTCAAAGCAATACTGGTTAACCCAGAAGGGAAATTCTTTGCTTTTCGCTATGAAGCAATAAAAGAATTAGTTATTCTTAATTCATTTGATTCGTATTATGATACTGGTTACATGATTGTTGATGATAGTTATGACGTACTAGAACGCCTACCAGATGACACAGTAGTTAGTTCTATACCTTATGAATTTAGAGGTGATGCGCGAGATTTTTTGCATATTGAAATTATGCCTAGGTTGCAAAACAACAACATTACTCAAGACAGTACTTCAACTGCTAAAGAAGTTTTCTGCCTTTCATATGATCTTGCTATCTATAATGTTGAGGATATTCTAGGAGAACAAGCCAGTACAAAATTTCGCAAGCTATATTTTTGGGATCTCATGCACCAAATATTGCTTGAAAAAAATACTAGCTTTTCAACTGCAGAGATGTTATCAAATACCAACTCAATTGCTAATAAGAGTGATACAGAGCGCGAGGTATTTACGGGAGATGCGATAAAAGGGCTGCTACAAAAAACATTCTCACCCGATAATGGATTTAATCTCAAATTTTCAAAATTTGATTCTGGTTCAACAAAAACATTTTTTACCGCACCTGCAAACTTTAAAGCAGAAGATAGCTTACAGTACTTATTAAGCCTTCATGTTTCTTCAAAAGAGAATAACTATGATAAAGCTATTCTTCGCATCGAACATCCAGCAAAATGGTCACTTATGAGCTTAAATGAATACTTTAAGCAAGCATATGATGCAAAAAATGATGCTGGTGGTGTGCTATTCTTAGAGCGGTTTATCATAGGTGGTAATACAGATTTCGCTAACGCAAATAAGTTTGATGTTGTGGTGAGTCGCTCACCGAAATTATCTATCCACTTTGCAGATACAAACGTTATCGAAAATTTTTCGTTTATTCCACCTGCAGGTCAGTTTACACAACAAGAAGTTAATAACAAAATAACATACAATAGTGATATCAGTACAGGTATCTTTGCTATTGATATTGCTGAGAATAACTTTGAAAGAGCTCAAAAAGTTTATAAACAGAACTATGTTGATACCTTAAAGGGTAATAAAAACGCCCCCGCATCTAACTTAATAGGTAACAGATTGCGAACTACTCAGCAAAATATCAACCACATCTATTCTGTAGCTACTCAACCCGAACAGCGGCTAGGTGTCGGGCGAAGTGATATGCTTAAGAAAGCTGTTTTACTCAACAATACTATTTCGTTTCGAGTTAAAGGAGCAACTTATCGCGACACTGGTCGATTCATTAGCATTGATAGAGATAATAGTTTACCTGATTCTGCATTTGATAATAGACTGCTAGGAATATACCTAATAGTTTCAATCAAACATATATTCACAGGTGGTGATTATTATACAGAGCTTCTTTGCGTTAAAACATATAACTTTACAGATCTAGGTGAGCAGGGTGCATATGTATGAGTAATCAAACCACGATTTTTCCAGCTCTAGTTGAAGTAAATGCAGCTCGCAATACCCCGCTGCTAGAACAATTTACATCGTACATGATGTTTGTATCTGGATTTACACAAGAATTACAAACATATTTAGATTACGAAAACAGCCAGTACGTTTCAGATTTTGTTAACGCAAACGCTCGAGTATTAGGCGTGATTGATTCAGACAAGACAAAATACGATTCTGAATTTTTAATATACTACATTAAACAATATGAACGCACTATACAAGCAGTAAAAAATGTAATGATGCCATCTATGGCAAGCATTTACAGTACGTTTAGTGATAGTATTGGATTACTTGCTAATACTATACCTACATTAAACGATAGTGTGATACCTCTAAATGATATCACTAATACGATTTACTCAACTGTACAAATTTGCCCAGCAAACCTTGTTAATAAACTATCACCCAACTCAAAAAATATCGCTACCTTATTATATAAGAATGCTACAACATTATACCGCAACAATCTAATTAACATACAAACTGCGTGGACAACTAGTAACGAAGCTCACGGTTCTAACTTGATTACAGATTTTAATGCATATCTTAGAATGCGTAGCATTACACCTACTCTAGTATCAAAACTTAATGCTGATTTTGATCAGTTATTCAATTTAGTATCATACTATTGTAACCTAAATGATTATTCCGGCTACAATCCACGCGATACTGCTGTCAATTTACAAGAAATACCTTATTTAACATATACTGAGAATGTAGAGGGAACTAATATAGAACTCGACTTACTTGGTAAGAAAATCATTGCTGCACGTAAAAACATCACACTCAAACAAAAACTTGACGCATCACACAATGTAGCAACCGGTAATACATTTGTACAGGTACCAGCTGTTACTAAATCGATTAACCCAACCCCGATTAACAGTACCGCGGTAAATGTTGCACAACCCACAGCACTTCCTCAAGTTCCAACACCCGTAACTACTGAACAAAAATCAGTTGAAACTCTTAAGGTAGCTGAACAGACAAAGAAAAACACACCACCCACAAACATAGTCTCAACACCTAATCCAACTATAGAAAATATTCCTACTACAACACCAGAATTTTCGCGAGACACATACGCATATTCTGGCACATCACCG